CATTAATTGAAGAACAAAAAAGACTTAATGTAAGTGAATCTTTTATTAGAATAACAAGCAAAGCAGAAATTAATAGAATTAAATCTACACTTATGGATTTAGACACACCTTACATAGAAAAAGAACAATTTATAAATAGCATGATAGCATTATATGGTAATGAAAACATGGGTAAAGTTTTGAATCATTTACAAGCTGAAAAGTTACCTGTTGAATATATCACAGCTATAAGCACCAATAGTGCAGAATTAAAAAAACATATTCTATCTGGAGAAACTGTAGAAACTTTAGAAAAATTTGTAAAAGACAGACTTCCAACTGATGAAAAATTTAACAGTATTGAAAAAGGTGTTGCAAAAGGAATGGAAGATTTTGAAACTGTAATTTTAAATCAAGGAGAAGGCTCTAAATTAAAAACTGATTATATATTATCTATTCAAGCGGCTGTTTATAAATCTGCTTTACAAAGAGTTAAAGAAGGAGAGAGTATTAATGAAGCTGTAGAAAATGCAGTTACAAGTTTTACTAAAGATTATTTTATTGCACCAGATAAAACTTTTATGATTCCAGTAGATGTAGGTGGTAAGTTTGTTAATCAACCTATAGTTTATGATAAATCACAAGCTCTTAAATTAATGGTTGAAGATACTGATTATTTAACTCGTTTTCATGGTGAGGATGGCTATATGCACTATGCTAAATTTGCAGGAGTAGATAATTTAACTGAAGAAGAAGTTAAAAAAAAAATAGAATTTACAATTAAAAACCACTCTAAATGGTTAATGAATGGTGATGGTACTGGAATTGTTTTAAATGCTGAATTTACAAATGGCACATATCCTATAGTAAATGCTAATGGTGATAAAATAGAATTTTTCTTTACAGATACACCTAATGACAAAGGAATCTTTAGTATAGAATTAAAAGCTCCAGTAACAGGAGAAGATATAGATTTAATACCTTTCACATCTGATGTAGGTGCTTATGAGTTTGAAGAAACTAATTATGATAATACTAGCGAAAACAAAAATGTTTTAACTACAGCAATAGATAGTGTTGGTAGAGTAATAGATACTGCTGGTGATGTTTTAATATCAAATGCTGCAGCAGCAGAGATAGACCTTAATGTTGGAGAGAGAGTTGTGTTAGGAGATAATATTACTAATGTAGATTCTAAAAGTAATTTACAAAAATTTATAACTGCTGTGCATGACGTTGAAAGTAATAAAGGAAAAAATTTATATAATGAATCTTCGGCTGCAGGAGATTTTCAATTTAAAATGTTTACAGGTGATGGAAACAAAGAAGGTTCTGCATTTCAGACAGGGTTACAAAGAGTAGAAAATTTATATAATGCTAAAAATCAAACTATTCCAAGTTGGGTTAAAAAAGCTAGAGAACATAATGATCCTAGAAAATTAACTTACAAGCAACAAGAGGAATTATTTTTAATTAATCTTCAACAACAAAAAGGAACTGATGAGTTAATTAAAGCAATGTTAAATGGTGATATGCAAAAAGCAATGGAGCTATATGCAAAATATCATCACACTAATAAAAAAGTTTTAAACAATAGAATAATAAAACAAAAGTTTAAAAAAGCATATAATGATTAATACTGGATTAGGTACATTTGAACCATCAGAACAAGAGATAGGTTCTTTATATAATCAAACTAGAACTGGTTTTTGGGAAAGTGCTGGTGCTACATTTTATAATGCTTGGAACTATAACCCTACATCTTCTGTATTTAGAGCAGTAGATCAAACAAAAGCATATCAATCAAGTAATACTTATATAAATAGAGATGAACTAAATAAACAATATGGATATTTAGGTTTAACATTTAAAGAAGATACTAGAGAAGGTGTAGTTGATTATTTGGTTGAAAGAAAAAAATTAGAAAAAGAAAGAGCAGATATTATTTCAAGAGGACCAGATGGTAAGTTAGCTAAAAGTTTTTTCTTTTTAGAATCTCTTGCTACAGGTTTTTTAGATCCAATAAATATTGGAGCTTCTTTTATACCTGTTGTCGGTCAAGCAAGATTTGCAAACATGGTTGCTCGTTCTGGCAAAAATGTAGCTAGAATGAAAAAAGGTTTTGTAGAAGGTTTAGTTGGTAATGCTGCTGTTGAACCTCTTGTTTATTCTGTGGCTAAATCAGAACAAGCAGATTATGATATGTATGATTCTTTTACAAACATAGCTGTAGGTGGTTTTATAGGTTCTGCAGCTCATGTTGGTTTTGGTAGAATAGGAGATTATCTTGCAGAAGTAAGAGGTAAGCCAAATATATATCAAAGATTAGCAGCAATCTCACCAGAAAATCAACAAGCATTATTAAAACATTCTGTTGGTAGAGTTGTAAGAGGAGAAAAAGTAGATACTGGAAATGTTATAGTTGAAAAAACTAGAGTAGGTGATGAACAATTAAATAAAATAGATGATCAAATAAAAGAATTTAAAACTTTATATAAAAATTCTTTAGAAGGTGGTGATAGAAAATCAGCAAGAATATACTTACAAAATATTAGAAACTTACAAAAAACAGAAAGAGATATATTTGAAGCTAAAAGAAGAGCTAATGATGCTGCTAAATTAGCAGAGCAAACTGGTGTTAATACAAGTAATAAGAAAAAATTAACAGAGCAAGAACAAATAAAAATTGAAAAAACTACATTAGAATTAACTAATGAAGCAGAAAATATAAGTTTAAGAAACACACAACAACAAAAACAGTTAGATGTTAAAGATCAAGATTTAGGTGAAGAGTTTGTTGCAGACAAAGCTGAAATTAAAAAAATAGATGAATCTATAAAAAACAAAACTACTGTTAGAGAAGCTATAGAAGCTGGAACTAATTGTACTAAAAGGAACTCGTAATGGTAGATATAAAAACAATTAGTAAATGTTTTAAAGAAGTTAAAAGATTAACTGGTGATCTTTTGCCAGACGAACAAATAAATCAAATTTTAGATGAAGCTAAAATAAAAATTGAAGAAAACAAATTTCAAGATTTAGAATCAAAAACAGACAAAGTATTAGCACAAGAAATTATTGATAAGTTTGAATACGATCAAGTGCTTAAAAAAAGAAATATAGCTGAAAACAATTTAAAAGCATTAGACACTTATCAAAAAGTTATTGATGCTGTAGATTTATCAGAAGGAAGAATTACACCTGTAGAAGCTGTAAAAGCAATATTAGTTGGTATGCAAAAATTTTCTAAAATTACTAGAGATTCTATTGGTGCAAAGCAAGAAGCACTAGAAGATGTTTTAATAACCAAACTTATTAGACAACTTAATGACATAAGCGATACTGCTTTTAAAGACCTTGGTGATGGTAAGATGGATGTAGAAATTATGAATGAAATGCTTGGTATACCTACAGGCATAAAAGATGCAGCAGAAATTGCTAAAGTATTAAAAGATTTTCAAGCAGATTTAAGAGTAAGACTAAATGATTTAGGAGCTAACATAGGAGAGTTAGATGATTGGATTACAAAGATGTCTCACGATACTGAAAAAATGGCAAGAGCAGATGTAGGTTCAAAGTTAGTTGAAGATAATAGATATGCTTGGAGAGAGTATATAAAAAGTAGATTAGATTTAAAAAGAACATTTAGAAATGTAAATGATCCTATAAAAATTGATGAAATATTAGATAGTGTTTATGACAGTTTAATGTCTGGAGATCACAATAAATATAGTGGTGCAGATAGTGTTTATGCAACAAAAAATGTAACTAATCGTTTAAATGCAGCAAGAGTTTTACATTTTAAAAATCCAACAGTTAGACAAGAATATAATATAAGATTTGGACAACCTTCTTTAAAAGAAAGTGTATTTACTACATTAGCTACAAGCTCAAGAAATATTGCTTTAATGTCAGAATTAGGAACTAATCCTAAAGATACTTTAAATAAAGTTTTATCTTTATTAAAAAAAAAATACAAACAATCAGATCCTAAGATGGTTTCACAATTAAATTTTAAAACTTTTGGAAATCAATTTGCTGAATTAGATGGAAGTATAAATGGTGTTGCTAATGATCTTTTAGCAAGAGCAGGTATGGTTGTAAGAGCAACAGGTAATATGGGTAGATTAGGTATGGCTACTGTATCATCATTTGGTGATTTAGCACAATACATGGGAACTACAAGTTTTCAAGGAAGAGGATTATTAACTGGTTTATTTGAAGCTATGACAGGATTGTTTAGAGCAAATGATAGAGCTGCAATGGAAGTTTTACAAATTACCAGTAACTCTGTTGCCGCTACTGCTTTTAGAGGAAACATTTATGGTGCAGCAGATGACACTTGGGGAAGAATGGGTAGATTACAAAACACATTTTTTAAATGGAATGGTATGAATGGTTGGATTTCAAGTTTAAAAAGTTCAATGGCACTTGGTTTAGCAAGACACTATGGAATGTTAGCTGATACAAAATTTACAGACTTGAATATAAGAGAACAAAATTTTTTAACACTATATGGAATAGATGAAGGAAAATGGAATATGTTGCGTTCTATAAAAACTTTAGCAGTTGATGATAAAAGATATTTAACAGCAGAAGCTGTAGATGATATATCTGATAATGTTATAAATGCTTATGTTGGTAGAAAATTAAGTGCAAGAGAAATTAGAAATTTTAAAAAAGACTTACAATTAACATGGAAAAATGTTTTATCAGATCAAGGTAAACATGGATCACCAGAACCAGATGCTGCAGTTAGAGCTATAACAAATCAAGGTTTAGAAAAAGGTACTCCAATGGGAGAAACTTTAAGATTTATTATGCAGTTTAAAAGTTTTCCTATTAGTATGTGGGTAAAAATTATTGGTAGAGAAAGATTTTCTTATGGACCAAATGAAAGCAATCTTGCAAAAATTGGTGGTTTATCAAGTATTTTAATATTAGGTACTTTTTTTGGTTATTTAGCAATGTCTACAAAAGATATGCTTCGTGGAAGATCACCAAGAGATCCTAAAAATAAAAATACTTTATTACAAGCATTTGCACAAGGTGGAGGTGCTGGTATTTATGGTGATTTTTTAATAAGTGAAATACAAAATGAATATGGCAATGGTATCTTTGAAACTATACTTGGACCAACAGCTTCTGATTTAAAAAAATTACTTGATATAACAACATCAATGAATGAGCCTAAAAAATCTGGTAAAAAGTTTCTTGAATTAATAGAAGGACATACACCATTTTTAAACCTATACTATACTAAAGCTGCCTACGATTATCTAATTGGCTATCAAATTAAAGAGTTACTTGATCCGGGATATTTTGCTAGGATGAAAAACAAACATGAAGAAAAAAGAGGTCAAAATTACTATTTAAAACCCGGCTCTATAATACCGGATATAAACTAATAAAAAGTAGAAAATAAAATGAAAAAGCATTATAAACAAGAATATTTATTTACAAAACCCTCAACAAGTAATAAAGGTTTTTAAGTTATGACAGTATCAAGCACAACAGTAAAAAATTCGTATTCGGGTAATTCAAGCACAACAGCTTTTGCCTATACCTTTAAAATATTTGCAGACACAGATTTAGAAGTAATTATCAGATCCTCTACAGGAACTGAAACAACCAAAACTCTAAC